AAAGAAATGATTGCAAAAACAGCGAATGCTATCGGCATGTCCGATGCAGATGCTTTAGCGAGGTTTGATGACATCTGTCAGAAGAACGCCGTTGTAGTATCTGATGAGCCAAGATTGGCTCTGAATCTGTGGAAGGAGTTTTACAACAATGCGCTAAGAGCGCAGAAGAAAACTACTGACACTGACACCCCAAGAAGTAGTGGTGGATTCTACAAACAAGCATTCGGTTTCTTTGTTTCGCTAGACGAAGCAAGAGACATGTTGGCAAGAAAGAATGAAACAATAGTTGCTGATTACAGGAGAGATAAGGATACTTCCTTCTCTACTGGTCAAGTAGCCGTGTTTACCGATAGTGATGGTAAGTATGAAGGAAGACTGATGAGAGATGAACAAGAACTAGTCAAGGTAGTAGAGAAACTACCTGCTAACCACGTTGATATGGAAGATGGAACTTATGTTGTTCCTCTTGACACTAATGACGCTGAGTGGAACAAGTCAAGATATGGCAAGCCACTAGGTGAGTCTGAGTGGAGGCGTTCAGGAGTCTTCATCGGAGAAGTGGAAGGAAGAATGGGGAAGTATTACTTTAACTACAAGGGCGAGTCAACTAAGGAGTTCACTCCTAAGACGTTCACCTTCGTTCACTTTGACTGCATCATTAACTCAAATGATGGTAGTAAGATTCACGGTGGAAAGAAAAGAACCCTTGAATCTCTAGTTTACAACAGTGAGTTGTCAGATGACGATACACGTAAGCAAGACACATCGGACATAAACATGCAAGATGCATTAATGGAATATAGTGAGGGTAATTACTGCCCCATCATTGACTTAGATGCATCACATGCAGGAGTTATGAGTAAGGAATATAACGATAGATTCGTGTTCACCGATGGTGATGTTTCTACCATAAACATGAACCCCACTAAGAACGGGAACAGATACTTTGTGTTGGCGGATTTTAATTCGCAGTTCTCCCTTGATGATGCCGACCTAACATGTTGGACTCCACCGCATATTGCGATTGAGTTCGGTGCAGGTTCAAAGGTGGTTGTTGTAGGAAGAACTTCACAGGGAACTGATGATGATGGTAACTTACGCCCCGTTTCACTTAACGTGAATGGGATTCTCGTAACAAAGGCTAGGGGTGGAAGCCCTGATGAGATAACTCATATCGAGGATGACTCGGATGGGTTTGACGACGACTGGACACCAGTCTGAATACGCAACTGTGTAGCCATACACCCATTGTTGGTCTTAGGGGTGCAATGCCCCTAACTCAAAGAGTTGATAAAATGAATAAAGGATATTACAATGAATACAAGATTACCTCTTACGCAGAAGATGATGATGTTATACATGGTCAGTCTTATGCGATAAGAGCAAGCAACATTGATTTTGTTACATGGAAACAGAACAATGACACACGTAGCGAGTATTGGATGAAATTACACACCAAATCCAGTAAGGAAATAAGAATAAAGGTAGATTTAGATGGCCTAAATGAAATACTGGCAACAGTAGGCAATAGAATGGTCAACCACACTGAAAGGAATAGGAATGAATATGAGTTGGACAAAAAATACAAATGAAACAAAAACGTATGAAGAAAGAAAGCAAGAAAGACTGGTGCAGATAATGCATAAGGCGAAAGTCGCCATATCTTACATGTGTCTTGGCATTTGGGGAGAACCCAAATCAGCCAAATCAGCAATAGCAATGGACATATTATCTGATGAAGACATTAAGAACGACATGAAGGTATACGTCTTTGACTTTGACAATAGAGCAATTGATGTTAAACGAAACCACTATGACAATATAGACAATATCATAGTAGACAATCCAATAGTAAGGAAGGATGACAGTTTAGTTGACTTTGATGCTACTATGGAAAATGCAAGAACCTTCTATGAGATGGCTTTAGAGTGTCTACATGAAGGTAAACTAAAGGCAGTTATTGTTGATGGTGCAGACAAACTTCTAACTGATGTATGTGAGACTAAGATGCGAGAGAAGCATAAGATGGATGCTGATACAGTTATCAAGCAACCTCCATATGTTTGGGGAGATAGGAATACTCCTTACAAGAACTTCTTGCATAAGCAAATACTTGAGATGCCTTGTCATAGAATAGTGATAGCACATTCAAAAGACAAGTATGCTGGCAATCCCAACCCTGTTGGTGTTGAGGCCAATTGGCATTCAACAACAGAGGACATCTTTACTGCAACCATTAGGACACAGAGGACTTTGAAGAAAGGAGGAGCAGAATATACTGCTCTCTTTGAAGCAAGTGCTAGGATGCCTGAATTGATTGGAACACGCCGTAAGGTGTTAAGCATCAAAGACGGTGAGATTGATTGGATTGGGGTAAAGGAAATAAAAACAGGAGGAATCTGAATGGATGAAAAAATGAAAAACGTAGAAAAAATACGGCAGTATAGGAGCGCAGTTCACATTGATTGTGTAGGGCATCCTTCTACTGCTAAGAAAGGAGAACGCACAGTTTGCAAGAAGAATGTTGTGATTAACGTATATGACCCGCGTAATAGTAGGGCGTTATCAAAAGCAGTGTTCGATGTTGACTGGCGCAGTTTGAAGACACTAGGACAGAGGCAGTTCTTCTGCCCTAAGTGTTCAGCAAAGATAGTTGCAATGCGCGAAGAAGTAAAGTTCCTTTGGGGCTGAACTTCACAAAAACCATGAGGGCATCTCCTGTCTAAACAGACAGGGGGTGTTCTCTAATGGAGATGAAAGAATGATAATTATTATGGAAAATAACAAATTCAAGGAATTAATAGAAAGTGTAGCCCTAAAAGGCAAATACAATAGTGGAGAAACCACTAAGAATGGACAACTAAGTAACTATGCACACATACAGTATTATGGTAGTTATGTCTATGCTTACAATGCAGATTCAACAACGATATGTTCTTCTAGAGTTAACATAGAAGAAACTGAAAGGTTTGTAGATGGTGGTTCAGCAATCATAGATATTGAAAAAACTGTGAAGTATTTGAAGGGGTTTAATGATGTGGTTAGTTTAGACTTTGGAGACTATCTAACTATTACAGCAGTTCAAGGAACTGCTACTGGTAAAGTGCCATTAGTTAACGAACACCCTCATCATGCTTATATCAATAGGGCTATGTCTTTGACTACTGAAATTAGAAGTGAAAACCCTTCATGGGGAGATGGGTTGCCTATATTTGGTAAGACTCAGTATGAGGCAGAGATAATCATACCCGAAGAAGAGATTAGTCGAGCCGGTGATGGTTGTGATGTAGTAAACATTGCAAGATACAAGTTTGACTATGATGATGATGTTCTAACCATATCTAGTAGTAAAACCATAACAGATGCATATTCCACTGAGATAGAATATACAATGGCAGAAGGCGATAGTGCTACTGTTGAGTTTAATGGACAGTTTGCAAAGTTCTTGAACGGTGTAGTTAGATTATACCTAAAGGATGATGCACCCGTTCTCTTCGTAACACCCCATAGGTTGCTATTGAAAGCACCTTATCTTAACAGGTGATTATATGGATGAAAGAATAGATGTGACTTGGCTACAAACTAGCGGAACGGGAAGAAGTATGTATGCTACAACATATCCACCACAAGCCATTAGAAACATAATCATGGAGACAGGGGTTATTCATAATGTGCCAATGCACTTTGCTATGATGAAACTATGTAATGACTTACTAATTTCAAAGAGTGCTGAAAGATACTTTAACAAGATAACAAGAAACAATCAAGGAAATGTGAAAAATGATAATTTGTAATGTAAAAGACGGAATAGGAATAAGAGGTAGAAATGCAGACGGGTCTATTCATTGTGAGACAATATCCCACTCTGATTTTAGACCATATATGTTCTCAGGTTCTAGTCCAATCAATAACCAACTAAACTTCTCTGCGAAGGATAGTAACGGTAGGTTCACTATACAAGTTAACTTTGACTTAACAAAAGAAATGAACATAGATGGAAACAAACTATACAAAGTTACATGGACACCTAACAATCCTAGATACGCTAAAGATGTTAGAGTTGCGTTAGAGGCTAACAACATCAATACATATGAAGCAGACGTATCACATCATTACCGCTATTCGATTGATGAAGTTGAGGAAATACCTGAACACCCCTTACGAAAGTGGTATTGGGATATGGAATGGCAACAAGGTGGAGAATATGATGAGGCTATTACTTGTATTGTGATTTATGATAACTTTGATGATGAGTATTCTATATTTGCATGGTATCCACAATCAAAGACAATAGAGTTAACCGATAATGATAGTTTTACTTTGCATAGATTCACTAGCGAATACAACATGCTAAGTGGATTCCTTGCATATTGTATGCAAAAAGAACCGGATATGCTTGTCTCATGGTTCGGATGGAAGTTCGATATACCAAAGTTGTTCACTAGAATGGTTCATCATAACATAGACCCGCGACTAATCTCACCTTTTGATGAAATATCGGGTATTGGTTGGAAAAAAAACAAGCCCACTATTTGGAAGAAGAAGGTCGAAGGGTATTCTCCGGTGTATCAACCCATTAAGGGAATAATAACAGTGGCATTAGATTTAGTGTTTGAGAGACAATGGAATGATGCTCAAAGAGGAACATTACCATCTCTTGCTTTGGATTATGTCTCAGAGAATGTTTTGGGAGATAAGAAATTAGTGAGTGATAAGTTTCCTGATAAGAATGATTTTTTCAGACAGGCGTGGTTAGAAGATTCAAACACATATCTTGAGTATGCATTCAAAGACGTAGAATTAATCAAGAGGATTGACGAGGAGAACCATTGCGTTGAGGCGGTTCTCTCTTTGCAGCGACTACTGAAAGCACCATTTGACGCTTGCTTCTACGCTAGTAACATGGGTGGAATATACTTCATGCGTAATGCCTCATGGAAAGCCCCTACGGGCAAGAAAGAGGAACGGAGGGAGTATGAGGGGGCAATGATATACAACCCTCTCAGTGAAGGCACAAATGGACTACATCAAAATGTAGCCGCATTTGATTATGCACAACTTTACCCATCAATGATAATTTCACGTAACATAAGTTGGGAGACTTTTTCAAAAGAACCAACTGAATTGGCTGTTAACTTAGCAACACCTAGAGATTTCAGTGATGTTACCGAAGAGAAAATGTTGTATTTCAAAACAGACAAGTTAGGACTACTACCTAAGTCTCTTATTGAACTTAAATCAC